TATCACCATCTTGAATATCATATGGATAATAGATATTTGAGTTTTCTTTTAGTTCTTTTTCAAAACCAAATCGTGCGATAATATTTGTAATAAAATCGGCACTAGTTGACTTGTTTGATAAAGAGTATAAAGTTTTTGGAAAAAAATTAAAATACTTTGCCATAACTTATTTCTTTAATGTGTTATAAACGTCTTGTATTTTTGCACCAACGGACTGAGTTGACTTGTAACCACCATCACCACGAACCATGCTCTTCTTCGTAAGAATAACAGTCTCTTTGAACTCAAGTGTTAGTTGAATAGCTGTTGGCATACCTGTACGACCTAAACGTGGGTCATTTTCACCAAACATTTCATATGCCGACCAACCATTTGGTGCGTAGTTGACTGACATGTTTGTGAGAACACAACGGCCTATGCCTGGTAAGTTTGGATTTGGGCGACCGCCGTAGTAAAAAGAAACTTCAAACTCTGATGGTGGAATTAAAAGAAGACCACCGGAGCCACCATCTAATTCCGGTGCTTGATGAAATCTTAAACGTTCTAAAATGTTTTGAACTTCCAATGCTTCTTTTTCATCACGTGGATAAAACATGAACTCAAAGGTGAATTGTCTAAAAGAAGGTGAAGAATAAAGAAGTTCTAGCATAGGGTTGTTCACACCACCGAGTGCTAAAAATGCGGCTGCTTTTGCTGAGTTTTGACCAATTCCTGGGACTGGCCCAACTCCAGTGCCGGCGACTTCAAAACCTTTTTGAATTGCAGCGGTGGCGGCAGGACCTTTAAGTCCTTTTTCAGCAGCAGCTTTTGGATCCAAACCATTCTTTAAATCTTCTAAAACAGATTTACCCGCTACTGCTATTTTTCCACCTAACTCATCACCTAATGCCGCTTCAGAATACGATTGTGCAAAAGTATACTGTAGTGTGTCGGGCATATAGAGGACAACCGTTTCATTTGTCTGTTCGGTCGTTTTAATTAACGATTCATTTTCAATACTTCGTACACTATTAATGTAAGAGTTTTGATCAACGTCAACAGCGGCTTTTTGTTTTACTGGACCACCAAAATTAGTTGCAATACTTTTACCAAACAAAGTTTTACCACTTGTAAGATTGTTTATGGCATTGTCAATTGCTCCATTAATTTTTGAAGCAAAAGAGGTGCTTTGCACTCCAGGAGTTGCTTGTGAGATTGCACCAATTCTATTGATGTCGTTTTGTTGAACACCCACACCCTTAAATTGTGAATTTTTTTGCTGAAAAACATTAATGATCATGTAGTGGGCTTTATCATAATTACCAATATCTAAAGGATAGCGGAAAGTATTTTTTGTGCCAAACTCACTTTCAAATAAGGCTCGTAAAGGACCACTTCTATTATCTTCTTTTGCTATGGTAATGTCTGATAAACCGAAAAATGCCATGGGAGTTCCTATTCGTTGACTAGATAGTATTTATGTCAAATAAAGGGAGATTTAAACCGAAAAACCCGCAAAAGTACAAGGGTGATGCAAACAACATCATCTACAGGTCTACGTGGGAGATAAAGGTAATGAATTATTTAGATGAGAATCCGAACGTCATTTGGTGGGGTTCGGAAGAACTGTCCATACCCTATTATAGTCCAGTAGACAGAAAAAAGCACCGTTACTTTCCAGACTTCATCGCCAAGATGCGTAAAGCGGACGGCACGGTTATGACCTACGTCATAGAAGTCAAACCAGAGAAACAAACTCAACCACCAACGCAAAAACGCAAGACCAAGACATATCTTCATGAAGCAATCACATACGAAATCAACAAAGCCAAGTGGTATGCCGCCGAGGAGTTCTGCAAAGACCACGGTTGGCAGTTTCAGATTTTGACTGAAAAGCACCTAGGTATCAGATAAATATAAGATGGCGAAACGACTCATTGATAGAATTAAGGAATCCCTTGCTAAATCTGGATATGCTCCACGTTCACGTGAAGCACGTGCGTGGCTAAGGTCCAAAGTTCCAGCACTCAGACCCACCAAAGGTCAATTGATGAGTGACCGTGAACGATTTAAAAATCAGTCTATCATAGGTCGTATGTACTTTTATTATTATGATCCAAAGACGAAAGATTCGTTGCCATATTACGACAGGTTCCCATTGGTTATTCCAATAGAACGATATCCAGACGGCTTTTTAGGGTTGAATCTACATTACATTCACCCAAAGCGACGAATCATTCTCCTCGACAAGTTAAGCACAATCTTAACGGATCATCGTTATGATGAAAGTACACGGTTTAAAATTAGTTATGATTTTTTAAGACGAGCATCTAAAATTTATGAAGCCACACCATGTATCAAACGATACTTGTCTGGTCATGTGCAATCTCGTTTTCTTGAAATAACAGCAGATGAGTGGGATATCGCCGTGATGTTACCAGTGGAATCATTTGCAAAAGCAAGCGCCAGCAAAGTCTGGTCAGACTCAGAGGATAAATTTTAATGTCGTTTTCACCTAATCTATTTCTGTCAAATATCAAAGGCAAAGGTGGACTTGCACGCCCATGTCGTTATGAAGTCATCATACCGATACCTGCTTACATTGGTCAAGCAATTGGTAATTCATTTTTGGAAAAAGTGTTAAACTTTCCAAACTCAATTTTCAGTGATGTCTCGGATGCCATCAACTCGGCACTGGGTTCTGAAAGTCAGGGAATGAAATCTGCAAATCCTTCCATGTCAAGGTATCTGGCATTGCAATGTGAGTCGGCAGAGATACCAGGTAGAACACTTGAGACAGCCGATGCAAGAATATATGGTCCATCTTTTAAAGTACCATATCGTATGCAGTACACAGATACCAACTTAACTTTTCTGTGTACAAACGAATTCTATGAGAGAAAATTATTTGAACGATGGATGGAAGCAATTATACCATCGGATACAAACAACCCAAGATTTCCAAAAAGTGATGCGACAAGATACCTTACTAATATAAGAATCGTTCAGTATGATGACTTCGTTCGACAAATCTATGCAGTCGAACTGATTGATGCTTTTCCAATTGGTGTTGCACCACAGGCTTTAAGTTGGGCAGAAGAAGGCTTTCACCGTCTATCGGTTTCTTTTGCATATCAAAAATATCGTACAATATTTGAAGGTCAATATGATATTGGTCAAACTCTGACTTCACTTGGAGGCACAGCAGCTTCTAGAATTTTTTCATTCTAATTGAGAGGAAATTATGTTACCAAAACTTGATGTACCAATTTATACTATTAAATTGATTTCAACAGGACAAGATGTTCGTATTCGACCATTTCTTGTCAAAGAACAAAAACTATTTTTAATGGCAGCAGAATCAGAAGATGCCAAAGATGTTATCTCCACAATTCGCAGAGTTCTCAAAAACTGTGTATTAGATGACATTGATATTGATTCTCTACCCACATTTGACCTTGAATATTTGTTCATGCATCTTCGTGCAAGGTCGGTAGAAGAAGTTGTTGATTTAAAATATAAGTGCAATAATATCGTGAAGAACGATAAAGGTGAAGATGCTACCTGTAATGGTTCAGTAGATTTCAAACTGAATTTATTAGAAATTGAGCCAACGGTTCATGCGAATCATAATAACAAGTTTATGCTCAACGAAAGAATAGGTATTTGTCTAAAGTATCCTACTTTTGAGATGGTTCAAAAATATGAGAGCATGAATGAGAATGAAATTTTGGTGAATGTCTTAATTGATTGTATTGAATATCTGTATGACGATGAGCAGGTATATTATGCAAAAGATTCTAGTCATGAAGAGATGGTAGAATTTGTGGATTCAATGTCACAAAAAGACTTGGAAAAGATTAAACTATTCTTTGATACGATGCCAGAACTGAAGAAGGATGTTCACTTCAAATGCGGCAAATGTGGTTACGAAGAAGATATTGAGATTAAAGGGCTCCAGAATTTTTTCGCCTAATCTTTCGTTATGACACACTGAGTAATTATTATCAGACAAACTTTGCCTTAATGCAGCACCACAAGTATAGTTTGACTGAACTTGAAGAAATGTTACCTTGGGAAAGAACCATTTATTTGGGTCTTTTGATGCAGTATTTGGAAGAAGAAAAAGAACGTATCAACGCACAAAAACAAAAAAGGTAATTAAGTAAAAAGGACTAAACGTGGACTTTAAAAAACTCGCCAACAAATCAAAAGATATTGCAAAGTATTATACCGACGAGGTATTAGGGTATGCTTTAGACAAGAAAAATAAATATGAAAAAAAACTTGGCGACTATATTAATAAAGTTAAAAAGGAAGCAGGAGATATTGATGTTGGTCCTTTTTTAGAAAAAATTGAAAACAAATTTAAGAAAGATAAAAATAAAAAATCAAAAATAAATCAAAACTATGATGTTGAAAAATCTACAAAAACTAAATCAACATCACCAACAAAAAGTAAAAAAACAACATCATCATCACCAACAAAAGAAGGTGATGAACAAAAAACTGAAGAACCAACTATTGGTTCTAACATACTTCCTTTTCTTGATTTAATCGCTAAACAATCTCTTGCCTTTCCAGGCATGGCAAGAGATGTCAATGTGCTTCGACAAAATATCGCTAAACTTGTAAAGATTAAAGGTGAAACTGCTGCGACGAAAGCTGACAAATTTTTCAAAAGTGAAGATCAACGTGAATCTGAATTAGAAGCGGCAAGAGCAAAATCAAAATCGACAACAGTAAAAGTTGAAGGTGGTAAAGAAGCAGCACCAAAAGAAGATAGTGGTGGTATTGGTGGCCTGTTGAGTATGTTGAATCCTGTGAAGTTAATTGGTGGTCTGATTACTGGTATTGTTGCAGGTTTTGGAGCATTGTTTAGTGGCGGCTCAATACTTGCGCTACTGAGTAAGATATTCGTACCTGCAATGTTGATTGGTGGTCTAATCAACGGCATTCTTGATGGTATTAAAGTATGGAAAGAAAGTGGTAGCATAGTTGACACACTCGTTGCTGCACTTGGTGGTTTCTTAAAGTTCATTACATTTGGGTTATTTGGTGAAAAAGAACTTCGTGAAGGGATGGACAGTGCATTAAAAATGATGATGCCGCTGTTGCTTGGTGTCACCGAACTTTTTGACAAAGTTATTACATGGATTAAAAATAATGTAGGTATTCCAAAAATACCACTAAGTCAATGGACATCGTTTATAGTGCCAAGTTGGGTGCCTGTGATTGGTGGTGAAAAGAAAACTCTTTTAAATGATATCGGTCCTTATTATCCATTTAAAAAAGATACTGGCAGCAACAAACAAGAATCATACACATCATCAGCAACAACATCACTCAAAGGTATGCAAGAAAAACTTGATACTGGTGAAGGTGTGTTCTATGACAAAGCAGCAAAAGACAGATTAGAAGATAAACCAAAACAAAAAGAAAAAGAAGAAAAACAAAAAGCATCACAGCAAGCACTTGCTGAAACAGTAAGCAAGTCGCCAACGCCTGACCCATATAGTCCTGTGAATGCAGAAA